GCGAATCACGGACTGTTTATGTCTTGTTACTCGTTCTCTCGTAGATGTGCCATATACATGAATGACCTATTATTAAAACGAGGATTCCCCCTCAATGGTGGCCCTTATGGATGTGTTGAGAGACTTGTTAAGACTTACCTATCTAACAATAATGACAACAACCGACCATACACGTTTATGACTCATCATCCGAATACTGAGAATGTTAGTGTTGGTGCGACTGCCAAAGAACTGTATAAGGTATATAATAGAACAAGCGAAGATTCAATGTTTTCGAGGTCATCAACCCAAGTTATATCCAAGTCCTTCGGTATAACTCAAACACATGATGGGATGAATTCTAATCCTTGGGAAAGGCACAGAGAAAATACTTTTAAAGTTATTGATTGACATTACCAGTACACTAGTGTATAATGGTACTTCATTATGAGGATTAGTTATGAATTTTTACACATCTATTGACCGTTACGGTAGTACACTTCTTTATAGAGGATATAAGGATGGTGAACGAGTCAAGAAGCGCATCCCGTTTAAACCTACTATGTACGTGAGCTCACGTCAGAATAATAGTGGATGGTCTACCTTAGACGGCAAACCAGTCGATCCGATTGAGTTTGACACTATGCGAGAAGCAACAGAATTCTCCAAGCGTTACCAACACGTGGACAACTTCAAGGTTCACGGTCAGAATAATTTTATCTCACAGTTTATTGCAGAAGAGTTCCCGAACGACATTGAGTTTGATCGTGACCTCCCAGTAATTACAACTATCGATATCGAGGTTCAGTCTGATCAAGGGTTCCCTGAACCTGACAAAGCAGACTATCCAGTTACTGCAATCTGTACCAAATCTAATAAGGAAGACTTCTTCCGTGTCTGGGGTCTAGGTGACTATACCCAAGAAGAGGGTCGGGTCATCTACACCAAGTGTGATACTGAGTTGCAACTGCTAGACCAGTTCCTTACCTATTGGCAACATCACGGTGCACCAGATATCGTCACTGGTTGGAACTCTAAGCAGTTCGACATTCCCTATCTTGTTAACAGAACCAGAAAGGTTATCGGTGAAGAGTCTACCAAACGTTACTCTCCGTGGGGTGTTGTGTCTAGTCGTACCGTCCGTGGTAAGATGGGTATGAAAGATGTGGACACCTATGACCTGATGGGTATTGCTCAGTTGGATTACTATGACCTGTTCCGCAAGTTTACCTACAACACACTAGGTCAACAAGAGTCCTATCGTCTTGACCATATCGCACACGTGGTATTGGGTGAACGTAAACTCTCGTATGAAGAGCACGGTAACCTACACACACTATACAAGGAAGACCACCAGAAGTTCATCGACTATAACATCCGTGATGTTGAGTTGGTTGATATGTTCGAGGAGAAGCTTGGACTAATTACCCTTGCAATGACTATGGCATATCGTGGTGGTTGTAACTATGAGGAAGTGTTTGGTACGACCACTATCTGGGATACCATCATCTATCGTATTCTAAACCTACAGAAGATTGCAGTTCCTGCCAAGACCGAGAAACCCAAGGGTGACTTCGCTGGTGGTTATGTGAAAGACCCCCAAGTAGGTTCGCACGACTGGGTCACATCATTCGATTTGAACTCACTGTATCCAATGATTATTGTTCAATACAATATGTCACCTGAGACTGTGGTCGATGGTCTGGTGGATACTGATGTTCCCCGTATGATGGCAGGTGTTACTAACACTAGTGGCCCGTATGCGATTGCACCATCTGGTGTTCGTTTCACCAAAGAGAAAGAGGGTATCATCCCTAGTGTGATTCGACAGTACTATGCTGAACGTAAACAGATCAAACGTCAGATGTTGGACGCACAATCTGAGTACGAGGTGAACCCCACCAAAGAGTTGATGAACAAGATTGCGACACTTGACAACCAACAGATGTCTATCAAGATTCTTATGAACAGTCTCTATGGTGCGTTGGGTAATCGATGGTTCCGTTACTTTGACCAACGTGTTGCAGAGTCTATTACTCTCGCTGGACAGTTGTCTATCCTATGGGCAGAACGTGCGGTCAACAAGGAGATGAACACTCTGTTGAAGTCTGATAAGGACTATGTGATCGCAATCGATACCGATTCACTGTACATCAATATGAGTAAACTTGTCGAACAGTTCTCCCCCAAAGACCCTGTTAAGTTCCTTGACAAGATATGTCGTGAACACTTCGAACCTGTACTCACCAAGTCTTATGTCCAACTCGCTGACTATACCAATGCGTATGTCAACCGTATGGAGATGGGTCGTGAGGTTATTGCTGATCGTGGTATCTGGGTTGCTAAGAAGAGATACATACTGAACGTCCACAATAACGAGGGTGTCCAGTACGCAGAACCTAAGATGAAGATTATGGGTATCGAGGCAATCAAGTCTTCGACCCCACAGATTGTCCGCGAGAAGATGAAGGAGATGTTTCATATCATTGTTAATGGCACTGAGTCGGACACACAGAAGTACATTTCTACGTTTAAGTCCGAGTTTCGGAAGCTTCCCCCCGAAGACATTTCATTCCCCCGTGGTGTGAGTGACGTGAAGAAGTGGAGTGACCGTAAGACTATCTACAAGAAAGCGTGTCCTATCCATGTCCGTGGTGCTTTGTTGTATAACAAGTACACCAAGGGTATGCGACACGAGACTATCAAGAATGGTGAGAAGATCAAGTTCTGTTACCTCAAGGTTCCTAACCCAATCAAAGAGAACGTTATCTCGTACCCACAACGATTGCCTCGTGAGTTGAAACTGGAACGATTTGTTGACTATGACAAGATGTTTTCCAAGACCTTCACTGACCCACTCGAACCAATCTTAGACGCAGTCGGTTGGACTGCTGAACCAAGTTCGTCCCTTGACGAGTTCTTTGGATAGGAGTGGTGTAATGGGACAAATAACGCTTGACAATACGTGATAGGAGTAGTATAATAGGACAATGAAATATTCACTGACTATATTTAAAAATACGTTTGACAACCAAACACATCGTGGTATGATCCTCGATTCGTGGGACGGTGTCGAGAAACTACTTCGTGATTTGTATAAACAGGAGGGTAAGAAAGGTGGTAGAAATTCTAGTGTGCTTATTAGTCCTGCTCGTTATTTTCCCGACTCTACTAGGTCTAATAAGAATGTTGATCTATGGGGTGGTTGGGCTTGTCTTGATGTCGATGATTATGTTGTACATCCTCATCCCACTCGCAGTCCTGTTGAGTGCTTGACTATACAGTTAGCAGAAGCGTTTGGTCGTTTCCACTATGTGTGTTATAATACTGCGTCATCCAGAGAAGAGAAACCTAAGTTCCGTCTCGTATTCCCATTAACAAGACAGGTGGCCAGTAAAGAACTTCCGCACTTCTGGTTTGCGATGAACAAACAGTTTGATGGACTTGGCGACAAGCAGACCAAAGACCTGTCACGGATGTACTACGTCCCTGCACAGTATCCAGATGCGTACAGTTTTATCTTCACCAATGAGGGTGTGCACCTTGACCCTGATATGTTGATGGACAAGTATTCGTTTATCGAAACGTCTGGTAAGACCTTTATGGAAAGACTACCACTTGAGTTACAACAGGCAGTAATGCAACACCGTAAGGATGCGTTAGAAGCAACTGACATCACATGGAGTGGTTATCGAGACTGTCCGTTCTTCCCTAAACGTATGGGGGTTGAGTATCAGACTATCAGTGAGACTGGTTGGTACAGTAAGATGTATGCGATAATGATTGCGACTGCGGGTAATGCATATAAGCGGGGGTATCCAATATCTTCTATTCAAATTGCACAGATGTGTTCTGAGTTAGACCTTGAGACTGGCAACTGGTATAAGAATCGGCCCTTGGATAAGGAAGCAGACCGTGCACTAGAATACATCTATAGGAATGGATAATGGAAGTAAATAACTATCTAGCATTTCCTACGGTCATTTCTCGTACAAAGTCTGTGGTCTCGGAACAAGAGAAAGACCAATGGTTTGACTTGTATTTAAAACACTCTAATAGTGATGGTCAGTCTCACGACTTTGTTGGTTTTGAATCTGTACAGACCGATGAGTTGTTTCGTGATCTTTTTATGGACAGATTGAAGAGTGGTGTTGACGAGTATCTCCGTCATCTTAGAATACGTCAAGACAAACTAGATATTCAACTGACCAAATGTTTCTTCAATGTTACTGACCAGATGGGGATCAACTTACACGATCACGCAGAGAATCATATATCGTTTACATACTACCCTCACATTGCTGATGGTAAAGAAAGAAACATCAATTTTCAATATCCACATAGGGCACAACCTAACGAACCGTATGAACATTTCTTTGAATGTCACGGTAACCCTAACAACAAAGTAGATTCTTTTCCTATATCAGAGGGGGTGTTGTACATATTCCCCTCAAGTTTATTCCATGATATAGAAACGAGAAAGGGAGATAGTGGGGGTGTGGTACAACCGTTTAAGGACAAGGAGTCTTTGCGGAATAGTAGGTTTTGTGTAGCAGGTGATTTACTATACACAAGGAAGATCGGTGTGACGAAATACGAGAGAGTATTATCTAATCCTAAACTTTGGAGGACGGTATGATAAGACTATATAATGTACTAACTACGGAGTAAGTGATGAAAATTTTAATAACGGGTGCGGCAGGATTCATTGGTAGTCATTTATCAAACACCCTATTGGACGATGGGTTTGATGTCATTGGGTTGGACAACTTCAATGACTATTATGACCCTACCCTAAAACATGATCGCATAGCATACTTTGGTCATCATGTTGTGGAGTGTGACCTAAAAGACTTCGATGACCTTGATATAGTCTTTAACGAATATCAACCAGATATTGTCATTCACCT